TGTCGATGAACTCCCCGGCCTTGTAAGCCTCGGCAGTTCGATTGATCTCACGGGCCTTGGCAGCGCGGTTCTTCGCACCGGACAGGTACTTCTTAGGCAGGCCGGTGGCCTTGTCCTTCGGAACTCGCCGCAGCTTTCGTGCCATTACTTTTTCTTGCCGCCCTTCTTTTTCTTTTTCTTAGGGGGACGGCCCATCTTGGAGCCGTAGGTGCCGGGTCCGCTAGGCATCAGTCAGCCTCCTTAGGTGCTTCCTTTTTAGCGGACTTTTTCTTAGCCGTCGCCTTGGGCTTGGCCTCAGCGCCCTGCTCAGTGAACTTGTACTTGCTGTGCAGTGCCATTGAACTTACAGGTGGGTACAACAAAAGATTAACGCTTGCGGCGTTTTCGAGCTTCTTTAAACGCAATCGCTGCGGCTTGTGACCGGCTTTTGCCTTCACGCATCAGCCTGCGGATGTTTTCGGAGATCACTTGTCTACTGCTGCCGCGCTTAAGTGGCACCGTACTTCTCCTGCAGGTCTTTCAACGTTAGTTCCGCCCCGTCGTTGCTCACAAACTTTGCAATCGCCGTGTCGCCTGACTCTTTTTCGAGAAGACGCCGAAAAATGTCGCCCTTCTTCGCTCCTCCTAACGCCTCGTTTTGTTCTTTTGCAGAACGTCCGGCCAACCACTTGCCATAGTTCGTATCTACTGGAACACGGCCACCAAGCGCCGCCCGTTCACCGCGCTGTGGCACGTCACCTTCAGCTTCAGACTCTGTAATAAAGATGATCCGTGAGCGACAACCGAAGTGCTGAGGCGGCTCAGGGCCCTTTCCAAACTTAAAAACCTTGCCGTCTAAGGATCTGCAAATAGCTGTAGTGCGAAGGTCCAGCGTGGCCCGGTAGCGATAGGCGCTGATGACGTCACTGTTCGCCGCGTAAAACTCACGGTCAACATTTGTCGTCATTTGCGTGACCGCCGTGCGAATGAGCGAACGAATCTGTGCATCCGACAACGTCGTCAACTCGCCACCTTTTTTTATCGTTCTTGTTATGTCAGCGCTGTCGGCAAAACGCAGGTCACCGCGAAGCCGCTTCACCATGTCGCGCATGTTTTCGCCCGTCAGCATCCCGTTCTGAACTGTCTTCCTGAACCGCGCTGCAGACGACTCAGCTAGTTGGCGGAACGACGTGTTGAGGTTTTTGCCGTTAGGGAAAATTAGGGCCGAGCCTTTGGCTGCATCAAGCGTTCCTGCGCCTGGGGAAATGCCAGCAACTTGCTGCTCAAGACTTGGAGACAAAACGGCGGCGCTGATGTCTGTCGGATCGGACATGACAACAGCGCGTGCAAAATCTGGCGTGATCTCAACCGTCTTCACTCCATTAGCCAGCTCGGCCTTTATCACTTTCTTGAGTTGCCCAGATGCAAAATCAGCTTCGAGCTTTGCCAAGCCTTGCAACTCCTGAACCATGTAAACCGAACTATCCCCAGCCCAGGTCTGCATACTTTCGGCGGTTTGCGCAAGCAACGCGTTCAATCGTGCAGCTTCGCGAGGGCTCAACGTGCCAATGTCCCCAAGTTTGCGCGTTGCATCAATCACGATGTCGTTGTACGCCCGCATCACATTCAGCGCGACGTGGTTGCTGTATCGGTTCAGGTCAATCGCCTGTCGGTAAAACGCTTCAGGCTCACTCATGACGGTTCTAAACCAACATCCTCAGATCTTGCGACGCAGACAACTGAAACATCTGCGCCACCCCGTAAAGCCTCGCCAACAATCCCAGAAAACTCAGCGATTGCTGCTGAGTCGTTTTGATATACAACTGCCTCATTAACTGCACAGATCTGCCCAGCAGCAAACCATGTGATCCGTACAACCGCAAAGTAGTTTTCTTTTAACTGGTCCTGAACAAAGAACAGCAGCTGCTTTCGGTTCGGGTTTGGCTTACGCAGCCTGCTCATCCAGCCCATCCTCTTGCTCCTCTTCTGCTTCTGGCATTGTGGCCTCTTCTGCTTCAGACGGCGCAGGCTCAGGCTGTTGCATCTCGATTAAGCCGCCGGACTGGGTTGCATCTAGCTCTTGCTCAACGTCAAAGTCATCTCCAAGGACTTCGCCCGTTGAAAGCTGCTTGAGCAGGGTTTCCTGTGTGATGGTGCCTGCGGTGTAAAGCTGCAACAGTGACTGAATCTCTTGAGGTTCCAAACGGTCGCCCAAGAAATCGCGATTCACAAAACTGCTACCGGCTTGCGGCTGCTGCATGTACTGCGCATGAAACTGCAGGCAGTTGTCGATCAGATCCTGCATCTGCTGAGCGATCACCATCATCGTTGAGTCGCCCTGGCTGCGGTCAATCCGCTTAGCTTCTGCTGTCTCTGCGCTTAGCTTTTGGCCCAGCACAGCAGCAAGGCCCAGCTCATTGATTTGACTGGCGATCTGATCAAGACGTTGGAACTGTGCGCTGTAGCTGTTGCCGGATGGCTCGATGTATTGAGCCGAGGCACCTTCAGGCAGCGCCATTGCTTCACCAGGGCCTGCGCTGATCTCTTCTGCTGACTGCGGGAACCCGAATATCGCCAACATCGGGACGGCGCTGATGTGCAGCTGGTTGTCCAAATCAGATTGCACCTGATACGCCTTGAGGTTCAGCTCAGCAATGTCCGCCAACGGTGGCCGCGACTCAAGAACACCGACGCGGTTGGAGTAAGCAACAGCAAACGGAATCTCGCTAAGGCTGGTGTTGCCCTCATCGACAAGAACAAAATCGCCCTTCTTGTCCTTCTGATGGATCTCGAAAGCGCCAGGGGTCAGCACCCGCACCTGCTGCACCTGCTTCTCGCCGTAGAGGCCGTCGGGCACGGTGATCGTCTCAATCAACCGCAGCTGAGTTAGCTGTTGCTTGCCGTCCTTCACCTCACTGCGCCATCCCAAGATGTCCCTTGGCGTGTATTGCGTCCAATAAGGCCTACCGTTGTCGCCTGCTTTTGGCGCATCTACCAAGACGCCGACATGGCCATAACGGATGCACTTGCGGGCAGTTTCATAAGTCCAGACGTTTAGGTCATTGCCCTGCAGGTCAACATCAAAAAGCTGCTCAGTTACGACGTCGCTCACGTCTTCAAGACGGACGGGTTTGCGGGTTAACATCCCCGCCAACATCCGCTCAAGCCTGACGTAATAAGGCGCAAGCGTTGAACGCATCAACCTGTTGTCGTATGACTCATCAAGCTCTCTTGGCTCTTGTGGCAGATACTTTCGGTGCTTTTTCCTGACGCCATAAGTGCCCTGCATAAGTGCCTCGATCAGCAGCCAATGCGGCTCCATGTTGACGTAAGCCGTGTTAGGGCTTTCAACAGTCGTTACATTGCCAGCACGCTGTCGACCACTGAATCCGGAATACACAGCAACTCCTAGCCTGATGCCTGCAGCTTAGTAAAGCCTGATGCCAGTGCCTCGTCCAGCGCGTTCGTGGAGAGGATTAAACGCACCGAGGATTAAGTAACCAAGGCCGTCAGTCCAGTGCTCGATGTTTGCCGACTTGTCGATCACATAGTCTTCCGCACCTTGCTTGTAGGTCACGTTTTTTAGAGCCTTGATTGTGTGTTTACAGCGAGGATGTACGAATAGACGGAGACTGCCTTTTGCTGTTCGGATCATCCAATTTGTCGCGTTGATCTTGTCTTTTACGGCCCACGGAGCCTTCGGGCTTATACAGCTGAAGCCGAAGCGACGGATGATGTCGTGATCTGTACGCCCGGCTGAGGA